TTACTCGTCATCGCCGAACCGCATTACGAAATGCGCTCGAATATTTTCATTCCAGCCACTCTGCCATGGCGGGTAATCAGTATCGGCGATCCACGACTCTACATCGGCCGTTGATAGCAACCGGCCATTGAGCCACCATTCATTAGGATCACCCGGATCGATCAGCGCAGGGCCGCTGTCCCGGTGCGGCTCGTCGTAGCGATACCACCACTCCGAGCCGTTTGGATAAGTGATGGCTGGACCGTCGACGCGATGCATCTGGCCGTTGATATACCAACGCTCTGATCCATCCGGCCGGATGAGCGCGGGACCGTCCACACGATGATATTTGTCATCGAAGTGCCATTCCTCGGCGCCGTCTGGATGGGTAACCGCAGGGCCGTCCTCACGGTGGAGCTTGCCGTTGAGGCGCCACTCCAGCGTGCCATCCGGTTTGACGATCTTAACAGGGTTCGCGGCGTCATCGGACATCAGTCGTGGTTCCTTCTCAGCTTTATGATCTTCGCGCGCATAGCCGACACCTCGTCCGAGTTGTCCTCGCCTAGAAGCTCCCGACGTGCGCTGACGCTCATTTCGGCATGAAGGATATCCCGAAGCTCGGGCGACCACGTGTCGTGCTTGCCGCCGCTGCGGACATAGATGGTCGTCTTTCGCGTGGAGCCTTCCCGGCCCGGCCGCAGCGGGTTCACGCCAAGGCTAACAAAGCCCGATGCTTTCATGGCGGATTGCACATGTCCCGGCTTTAGGTCGCGGGCCTCGATCACTTCACATGCGGCGAAATTAATCTCGCTGCGGCTAATCACGGTTCGGTCACGCCAGTCACCGTGGGTAAGCTCGGAAGCAAGCCACTGCGCGGGTTTGCCAAGACCTTCCCACTGCATCGTCCGCTTTGCTTCAGTAGGTGCCGGTGGATGGTTAGGATTGAACTGTGCCACACACCGGTCGACGAGCCACCGATACACGCGCGCCGATCCACCATCGGTGATCCATGAGTCGAGAGCGCCAAAGTAGAGGGACTTGTCCGCGTCTGGGCAGGGCATCTGGCCATGAATCACATATGTGCGGCGGTCGTCATCATCGATTGGCAGCGCATTGTCATGATTGGTAAAGATCAACCACGCGCTGGTATTGATTGAATGATATTCGGTCTTGAACTTCTCGTTGATGAGGATCTCACCAGATCCGGTGCCGGAAATTTTCGGCTTGATCTTGTCATAGGTCTCGAAGCGACCACTCAAGACCATTTCGTTCAACACGACGAGCTTCGCGACGTCGTATCCGTTGAACTGGCTCTCCAGATGTGCGGGCTCGATGGAGACGGTGTTGTGGCTGCCGAGGATGTTGATGAGCGGGGTCGTCATCATGTCCTTGCCGATGCCCTGACCGGAATAGATCAGAGGTGCCCATCGGACCTTCTTGGTTGGGTTCTGCACAACCCACGCCATCCAGTCGAGTAGCGTGTCGCCGGTGTGTGCCTCGCGTCCACAGATCCGGCGGACATGCTCAACCCACGGCGACACGTCCTCGTCTGTCTGTGCCGTGGAAGACGGTTCGAGGCGGCTGGGGACGTAGAGATTGAGGCAGCGGTGGAACACGCCCTTCACCTCATGGTCGAGGATGCGGTCCCGACCGAATACCCGAATCAGCGACGTGACTCGGCTGACGCTGTCGAGCAGCAATTGTGCTGCGGATTGTGCCCTACCGGGCTTGCGCGGCTCTCCACCACCAGCGAGAGCGAGCATTCCCTCGGCGTCAATCATGGCTGCGTGAGCGGCGCATAGCTCGCGTGACACCTTGAGGTCGATGAACTGCGGCCTAGGATATGCGACAAGAGAATTCACGTCATACCACTCGCCGGTCGGGTCAAGGTAGACGAAGTTGTCGAGCATGAACTGGTGGAGATCGCTGTAAATGCGCGATGCGCGCTCGTAGGCGGTCTTTGAAGCGGTAACGCCGCTGTTGGGGGTTTCGGGGATCATCATTGCTACTCGATTACGCGGCGTGGTGTGTTGTTGACTTGGATGAAGTGTTGCGTGCCTTCCGGGCAAGCGCGGCGGCGAGGACATCATCCGATGACGGGATCCGCTGATCAGGCACGACGTAATTCATTGCGCGCTGAAGTATCCGGCTCACCTCATACTCACCGTATTTTCGCTGGCAGTAGCCACCGCCGCGCGCATCGATCTCCCGGCAGAGGGAGTCCATTTCACCGACCGTTAGCGTGCCGCGCGACTTTGACCAGACGCGGCACATCACGCGCAGCAGAGTGCTATAGTGCTGACCGGGGCGGCAAAGCCGATACTCCTCTATCCATTCGGAGCGGACATAGGTGGGATTGTCGGCCGAAACCTGCGGGCGAACGTTAGCGGTGAGAAGGGATGACTGGCGTGCCATGTGAGCGGCTTGCTGCTCGGCGGTCGCCGCATGACGCAGCGATTTCGGGGTAAAAGCTTCCCAAAGGTTCGGCTGACGTGCGCGCAGTTCGTTCGCTTGCTCCAACGCTCCATCGACGGGCAAACCTACACCTTCACACGATGTGGAAATGCTGTGATGTGGAGGTGCATACAGGTAGTCCGAGGGATCGTAGATCGACCCGTCACCCTGACCACCGAGCAGGACGTGGTTCAACAGCACGAAGAGGTCACGTGCCTCTAGCCGGGTGATGTGGCGGTCAATGTCGAGGACGAGGCGGAACTTCGGCTTCGAGGCCGATGCGCTGAATGAGGTGTAGGTGAAGGCTGCGACACCCCATGCTGCGAGGGTGCTTACGACCGTCTCTGGATCGGTGAATGGGCGAGCCGCATCATCATTGTCGATGTCGAGGTAAAGGACGGACATCCCGTCGATCTCGAACTCACCGCTGCGCCAGCGTCCGATGCGGCTGTAGGTCTTTCCGGTGACCGAAGACTTGCATTCGCGGGTGCTGCGGTGGAAGCGCGTTGCTACCCAGCCATAGGTCTCTGCCTTGCATGCCGCGACCGAAGGGTAGCGGAGATCATTCAGAACAAAGGCGCGGAACTCGGCGAATGTATCGAACGTCGCCTCGCCCGTGATGTCGGCTTGCGACAGGATCATGGTGCCGGGCAAGATTCCGGCGGATGGGTTCGTGTGCTTCGCGGCGTATAGCCGATTGAGGTAAGATAGATGATACAACGGTCTCTCCAAGGACGAAAAAAGGGCACCTCGCCGCTGGGAGACGAGGTGCCCTTTGTTGGAGAGACAGTATCGGATGATGATATGTCGACAACAGCGAACCCTGTCGGGCTCCCAGCGCCGACATCCTATTTAGACTCTCACATCCGGAGATATGATCGGCCTTATTCGGATGCCGTGACATTACCCGGCCTCGGGTGCCTCATCCAAAATGATTCGTGCGGACAGATGAGCAAGCCTCCGGGTGATCCCCCACCGGATGTGCATGTCATCACCTCACAGCACCACCATCTTCGTGGCGGTGTGTGTCATCCAGAGGTGCATCGGTTGAACCTCGGTTGAAGTGGGAGGCGGATCCGTTGAACCTTGGGCTGGCGGATGGTTGAAGTGGGGCACCATCCGTTGAACCTCGGTTGAACTGGAAACATCAACTAAATCATATGGTTGAAGTGTTGAACCTCATTTTTCTAAATAAAACAGACAGATGGAAATGGGTGAAAACGGGGCGAAAAAGGGGGAGATTCGATGAGATAGAAAGAAGTGAGAATCGAGGTTCAACGCTTCAACGCTTCAACCACGTCTTCCACCGCCACACCCAGACACCCTGCCATCGACTGAGCCGCGATGATCATCGGCGATAAATACCGATGTGCAACCGACCACCATCATAGGCTGTGATCCCGGATTGACTGGCGCAGTCGCGCTCATCAGCGGAAATCATCAGCTCATCGCGATCCACGACATGCCGACGACTCTGCTTCCGAACGGTAAGCGACAAGTCGACGCCATCGCCTTGGCCGATCTTATCCGATCACTCGACCCATCCAGAGCCGTCGTCGAACTCGTCCATGCAATGCCACGACAGGGAGTCGTGTCGGTTTTTTCGTTCGGTAGGAGCGCAGGTGTGGTGGCGGGTGTCCTCGCCGGGCTTGGCACCCCCGTCACCTATGTCCAACCCGCCGTATGGAAACGCCGTGCTGGCCTCATAGGCGCCTCCAAGTCCGCCTCCCGCCACCTAGCCACCGCCACATGGCCGGACCACGCACCGGCCTTCAGGAAGGCGCGGGATGACGGTCGGGCGGAGGCGGCGTTGATCGCCCGGCACGGCTGAAAAAAAGTTTCGGCACCAGACTCATTGAGTCGATGAACGACCTGCACATCGCAACCATCTGATTCTGCTCATGAGTCGAATCGACTCAACCCTGAACATTGTTCGACTCAAGCCTGAACGACTCAAGCTTGCATGAAAAACGTTCGGTTTGATCGATTGACGAAAATCCGATCACTGATATTGTTCGCGATGTCAAACGTGACAATGCGCACACACAAGAGATTGGAGAAGAGGTATGGGTGCCGACTATCTCGGTGAACGTCCGACGTTCAACCACGACAAATTCGACAAGATGATGGCGCTCGCGCTCCATCACGGGACGAGTGATGAGGAGGCGATGGCAGCGGTTCGGATGGCTCGCATGCAGCTTGATCGGGTGAAGACCACCTACACCGACGTCATGAACACCTACAGGACCATGTTCAAGGCGCGCGACACGTTGGCGGATCGTGGGCTCGCTGAGCTTACGCGGCAGCTTGTTGAGGCACACCAGAAGATCACCGCGCTCGAAGCGGAGATTGCGCATATGAAGGCGGAGGAGTTTCAAAAGGACGGCGCGCAACGGCTGAAGGATCGCATCGCCGAACTCGTCAAAGAGCGCGCGGATCTCAAGAAGATCATCGCCGAAACACGTCCGAACTCGTGGAAGACTCGCCTTACGAATGAGGCGAACAAGTGGATGAAGGAAGCATTGCACTGGGAAAAGCTTGCAGCGCAGCGGTATGGAGAGATTGAGCGGCTCAAGTCTCAACCGATCCCATCCACTGACGCCACGCGCATCAGTGAGCTTGAGGCTGAGGTCGCAATGCTTAACGCCAAGCTCAGGACCGATCCGCTCCAGCGTGCGGTGCAGGCAAGGCAACAAAAGGCCAAGCAGGACACGGCCATACTCCGCCGCGTCATCGATGGGCTTGATCCTGACATCCGGAAGTCCGCGAAGCGGATCGCGCACTGGCTCAACGAGAATGGCTACAAGGCACCGCGAGGCGGTCTGTGGGACGGTCCGCAGATCCGGTCCCAGCTCAACCGGAACGCTGCCTGACCGGCTCCTATGACCTCACCGGCATCACTGCCGGTGAGGTCATCGAATGACCGTCACCATTCACCGCGACAACCGTCCAACCGCATCGAGCACCGCCATCCATGATGGCGGTGACGCACTCTACATCGTCGCGCTCACAGCCGTAAATCACGGCTTTGCTCGACGGCTCTATCGACGGCAACACGCGCGGCGTTGATCGAGCTTGATGCCATCAAGCGCGAACGCCAGCTGTCCTTCGCCTGCGTCATACAAAACCGTGCGAACGGTGTTGAGGTGGTTGATATCGTCGGACATGACGATATTTAGAGCGTGATGTGATGCGAGGTCTGGCGCGTTAAGCTACCGGACCGCCACACGAACACCCGATAGAGAGCGGATATGCCATGTCCAGCGGTATGCGCCGTCCGAGTTTTTCTCTTCAAGAACGGCGCAGGCGGTTTCTTGCGGAAGCAAAAAAGTGACGTTACGAGGTTGGTTCAGGGTTATCCATGTTGCAACTGGCGGCAGTGTAACTCCGTTAAGTTCAGCTAGTGCGGCGACGAAGCTGCTTTCGCCTTCGCGTCTCACGGCCGGGAATGCGCTACTTATCACTGCTATGGAGACCCGAGTGACAACAAGATTGTCAGAACGATTACTCAGCGACGACGTGAAGCTTCGAGTGCTACCTTCTGTCGAATAGCGGCAGTCGAAATTACCAGTGCCAGTAATAATATCCAAGTCAAGTATAGGCCTTTCAAGCTGAGCCGAACACGCTGCACGCACGTCGGTGCCTAAAGAGGCCTGTTCCTTGTTCCTTTCCACACATTCGACGACAGCCGCGGTGGTGTCCTTCTGCTCACAGCCCGAGCACAGAAGCATCAGCGAGCATGCTGCTATTAATTTATAACCAGCCAATGTAGCCACCTCTTCGGACCAGAGAAAACAACAAGCCGCTTCCGGCTGATCCGGCGCAAGTTATAACGGACATGCCCTTCCGTCCATCGTCGTATCGAGAGACCTTCGGCGGGCCGATTAACGGCAGGGTAATTGTCATCGCGAATACCGTTCAATCGCATCGAGCACCGCCTCGACGATGGCGGTGACGCTCTCTACATCGTCCCGCTTGCATCCTTCGGTGATCGCCTACTCCACGGCGGTATCAACGCTCGCCCGCGCGATGAGCGTGCGTCGTTCATGACGATATTTATAGGCGGTAGGTCGCACCGCCGCGCTATCGCGTCTAGCTCCTACTGAGTAGTGAGCTGATCTTAGCATGAAGCTCGGCCTTCAGCTTTGCAAGCCCCTCTGCGTTATTAAGATAAGGGATGTAACGGAGGTGTTGAAGATCGAACGGGACATCGTCCTTGTGTTGCGTGATGAGGATGACCTCGCGTCCCAATGTGTGCGCAATTCCGGCTTCATAGAAAACATTCGGATTGCGTCCGGATAAATCGACTACCACAATTCGTGATCGATCAATAAGGTTGGCGATGTCATTGATAATGGCATGGTGTTCCCAGACATTGTCGGCCCGGTCGCATCTTAGCATGAGGCCTTCGGCAGCTCCCTTGATAGCGGCATAGACGGGATCGAAGCCGGACCCGAACGGCATCATAGCGGACACCAAGTTTGCGGTGATGTTTTCCCGCTTGGGCAAGTTGAAGACGCTGGGGTGCTGTCGGCCTGAGTGAGCATAACGCAGGAGTAACCTAAAGAGGTCGACATCCTTTACCGCCCAATGTGACCGGTAGAACTCAAAATCTTCATTCATGCGGAAACTAGAACGATGCTCATGAATGAATCTGTTTGTCAGTGGCGGGATGTCTGGGTCGAAAGCGTATTCGAGGGCCAGTTCCCTCCCGTTAGCGCGAAGGCTGATGATACGACCGACATGGGCAATCTGATCCTCCTTGCCTTCCAGCATGAAGATGCATGGCAGCTTCGCTAGCTTCTCAAGATCGGGCTGCTTTCCAACGGCGCCAATGGAAAACTGGCTAGTGACATGCGGATCGGTGTGTTCGAACACGCGGTCGACAGATACCGACCCGTGCGATGGATCCCACGGCGACCATTGCACCAATAAATTGAACAATTTCGTCTCCCGGTAAAATAGCCTTCTAGCGCTTTATGAACCGTCTGTGTCCGCAGTCCAAAATTGCGCTAGCCGTCACGTGAACACGGAAAAAAAGCCATCGACTGAGCCTGCGACGACTGAATTCCACGCCTTGCCATTAAAGTGTTGCTTTAGGATATTAAAATCACCTTGATCGGCGAGCGCGATCAAAACAGCCGTGGCATTCAAATGTCTGATGGTCGTCGTTTCCCAATTGCCAGTGACGATCTGCTTAACACTGGCCCTAATAATCATGGGGAATGTCGTGCCTTTTGGCATCACCAATGCTGGGCCTTTGGCGAAAAGCGCAGTATAAGGGGCTGGGTTATTAGATAAAAATGCATTCCACTTCGCCGCGTTGCTGGGCTTCCTTATCGCCTTTGGGACCGAAGGCCCTCTGGGCCCATTCAATGTTGCCACCTTTCCTCCTGTGCAAGCATGTATTGCCGCAGCGAGCCTGCGCAGTGACGCTATCAGTGGTGTTTCCGTCTCGCAACGGCCCGCCCTAAACGCGCGCTAAATACTCGCATGTCAGGACCATCACGACCGCCTGTCCATCGCCCGGCAGGTTGGCGCCAGCGCAAGGACACTGAGCGCCATTCGATGTATGACCGCTGGCGAGGGACCGCCGAAGAGCGGGGCTACGGCGCGGACTGGAAGCGGCTGCGCAACAAGTTCATCGCAGCCAACCCGCTCTGCATAGCCTGCGAGGCCGAGGGCCTTATCACCGTCGCCACTGAGGTCCACCACAAGGTCGCAATCAAGGACGATCCGTCCCTGCGGCTGGAGTGGTCCAATCTCAGGTCGATCTGCCATCCGTGCCATATGCGTGAAGAAGCCGCAGTCCGCAGGAAGACCCGGCGATGACGACTGGCAAATGCAGCTACTGCCGATCCTTGCGACGAAGCTGCGCTTCCCGTCTCGCCCGCTTCCGAGCTTCATACCGCAGCCACTCAGCCCGTCGCCGCAGCCGTGCAGCGCGTTCCTCTGGCGAAAGCGAACTCTCTATCCTCCACAGCAGCACAATTGCACCAACGAGCAGACCGGCGCCCCACCAATTGACGCTCATCCTCGATACCCGACACCGCCCTTCTCCAGATGATAAATAGATCGAAATATTAACGCCCGGCAAGACGTGGCTTGCAGCTTCCGTCCGCACACCGTCCGCACCACCCCACCGGCACCCAAACACTCGATCCAGTAATGGGTTTCGACACCGCACCCTTCACGAAACTTTCGCGATGGCTGATCAAAAAGGAAAAGGGGAAAACGTGCCCGCCCACCGAAAGCCGGTCGAACTCAAGCTGATCGACGGCACCTATCGACCAGACCGCGCGAACACCGCCGCACCGAGACCCGTTCGCACGTCTACGATGTCTGCGCCGAAGCACCTGTCACCGCGCGCACGCAAGCAGTGGACCGCCGTCGTGAAGATGCTCGACAGCCTCGGCGTATTGACGGTCGCGGATGCCATGGCGGTCGAATCTTTGTGCGAAACCTATGCCGATCTGGTGGAAGCGCGCATCGCAATCCGGGATGCGGGCGGACCATCCTACGAGGCGACCACCAAGGCCGGTGGCACCATGTATCGCGCTCGCCCCGAGGTCGGGATCGTGAGCGATGCTGATAAGCGTCTGCGAGCGTGGCTCGCCGAGTTCGGCCTGACGCCAGCAGCACGGAACCGCGTGTCTGCTTCCGCAACCCCTGACGACGATGATCCGTTCGCCGACCTGTAACTCTCACGTCGACCGGGCAATCGCTTATGCCGAGGATGTAGTCGCAGGCAGGATCGTCACCGGAAGGCTCGCGCGGTTGTCGTGCGAACGGTTCCTGCGCGATCTCGACGCGGCGGATGCGGGCACCAGCCCATGGGAGTTCCGGCGGGATCTGGCCGAACGTCCCTGCAAGCTCGCGGAGCTACTCAGCAACATCAAGGGACCGCTTGCCGGAATGCCGCTGAGGCTCATGCCGTGGCAATCCTATTTCTACTGCGCCGTCTTCGGCTTCGTTGCCAGAGGCACGACCATCCGCCGGTTCCAGCAGGCAAGCGTCTGGGTGCCACGCGGGAACGGCAAGAGCACCGTAGTCGCCCCGCTGGCGCTGTTCTCCGCCTTCGTGGAAGGCGAGGGGGGTGCCGAGGTCTATGCCGCCGCCGTCACCCGCGATCAGGCAAAGATCGTCTGGGATGCCGCGCGTGACATGGCGCAGCGGTCGCCGCAGTTCCGGCGGAAGTTCGGGATCGACGTCGGTGCCCATGCGCTCACTCAAGCAGCCTCTGCGTCATCGTTCAAATCAATCTCCTCCGATGCCAAGGCGTTGGACGGCCTGAACGTTCATCTGGCGGTCCTCGACGAGATCGGGTCTCACAAGTCGAGCGCGGTGTATGACGTCGTCAGAACCGCCATGGGTAAGCGGCTCCAGCCATTGCTGATCACCATCTCGACGGCAACCGCCGACAACGCGGGAATCGGCAAACAGCTTTGGGACTACGGCCAGAAGATCGTCGAGCAGGAGGTCGAAGATGACCGCTTCTTCGCGCTCCACTACTGCGCGGATGAGGATGACGATCCATGGCTGGAAAGCACATGGATCAAGGCGAACCCGTCATGGGGTGTGGCGGTGCAGGCGGATGGTCTTCGCTCCATCTTCAAGCAGGCAAAAAACAGCCCGGCACGCGAAGCGGCGGTCTTCACCCGGCACCTGAACCGCTGGGTGGGTGCGGACAACGCCTACTTCTCAGTTACGACGTGGCGGTCGCGCGGTGATCCGTCCCTGCGGCTGGAGGACTTCCTCGGCCGAGATTGTCACCTTGCGCTCGACCTTGCGTCGCGAACCGACCTCGCCGCACTGAGCATCGTGTTTCCGGAGACGCAGCCGGATGGCAGCCTGACCTACACCGCCTTCTCCCGCGCCTATATCAACCGTCAGGCGCATGACGAGTCCCGGATCGCGTCCTATGCCGACTGGTCTCGTCGCGACATGCTGACCGTCACCGAAGGCAACGAGACCGACTTCGCGGTCATTGAGGACGAGATCCTCGATCTATGCCGGGAGCACAACGTGCTGTCGGTGGCGTTTGACCCTTGGCAGGGAGCCTACATCTCGCAGCGGCTGGCGACGAACAACGTCCCGGTCATCGAGTTCCGCATGAACACGATGAGCCTGTCACCCGCGACGCTCGAACTCGACGCGGCGATCCGATCCGGTCGCATCGCGCACGATGGCAACGCGGTCCTGACATGGTGTCTAGGAAACGTGGTCGGGCACCTCGACGCGCGAGACAATGTTTATCCCAAGCGCGCGAAGTCCAAGCCCGAGGCGAAGATTGACGCGGCGATGGCGCTCATCATGGCCATTGGCCGGTGTGTCGCGGATCCACCGGAAAAGCCTGTCGTGAGTCCATACGCGAGCCGTGGACTTTTAGTTATTTAACCATCTTGCCCGACGACGTAGCGCAGGTAAAAATGCGGGAGGGGAGGACCAAGCATTGTTCGAGACAAAATACACGGAAACGGGCTGGCGTATATCGTTCTTCTTCATGGGTCTCGTGGCGGCTGCTGCGCTTTCTGCGATCTTTGAGGAGCGGAAAATGCTGCGGCCTCGTTTAGTGGCAGAATTTTGCGGCGCCACTTACGTGCTGGCGCCGACTCATGTCTGGCAGGTATTGTTCGCTAGTCCAAGGGAGATGGGTGTGTGGGGTGAGATTGAGGCAGCTGCTGTCGAAGCACGTCGTCGCCTCAGGACACCGGAGAACATCACCTTTCAGAACTGTCCGTTTTGGGAGCAGATCACTCCGAGCCAGAGGACAGAATACCTGAGGAGTTTCAGATCATCAGGGACATTATCACGCTAAAGGCTAGGTTTTCATGCGACCGACGCGGTTGACCAGCATGCACGACTAAATACGTGCATGAGTTTCCTCCATCGCATCGCCAACTTCATTTCACCACAAGCACCCGCTGTTCAGAAGTCGTCCGGCACGGGCGGCTGGACGTCGTCGGTTCTGACTTCCGGATCTGGTTATAGCGTCACCGGTCTCCCGATCACGACACAGAGCGCGCTCGCGATCCCGGCGGTCTATGCGGCCGTCCGGGCACTCTCCGAAGACATCGCCAAGATGCCGGTCAGCACGCAGCGCAGGCAGGGTGATGCTTGGATCACCGACAACCGCCACGCGGCGAACCGCATCCTGCGTCGCCCAAACCAGTGGCACAACAGCTTCGACTTCTGGACGACAATCACCTCTCAGCTCGCGCTGCGCGGCAACGGCTACGCGTTCATCCCGCGAGATGGCGCAGGCAATCCGACCGGGATGATCCCCGTCAGTCCCGATCACTGCCACCCCGAGGTCTACGCAGACGGCCGGGTCTTGTATCGCATCACGCATCCGCTGATCGGTGACAATGAGACCGTCGTGGTCCGACGTGAAGACATGTTTCATGTCCGCAATTTTCACCTCGGTTCCGGGGTGATCGGCTACAGCCCCATCGCCATCGCGGCGGAAGCCTTCGGCGTGGCCAGCGCGGTTCAGGTCTACGCGGCACGCATCTTCGGAAACGGAACGTCCCTCGGTGGCGTCCTCACGACCGATGGCACGCTCCCCGACGGTGCGGCGCAGCGTGTCGCGGACAGCTGGAAGGCCGCATACGCGGGCGTGGGCAATTCGCACAAGCTCGCCATCCTTGAGCACGGCTTGAAATATGAGAAGCTCGCGCTCAATGCCGAGGAGAGCCAGTTCATCGAATCTCGCGGCTTCTCGGTCTTGGAGATCGCGCGGATCTTCCGCATCCCGCCGTCGAAGTTGGCGTCTCTCGATAACGCGCACTACGCGAACATCGAAGCCGAAAACTCAAACTACGTCGTCGACACGCTTCTCCCGATCACCCGCAGGATCGAGGAGGAGCTTGCGCGTGTGCTGCTCTTCTCGAACGAGCGCGACGGATACCGCTTGCACTTCGACAGCGACGCTCTGACGCGAGCCGACATCGCGACGCGCTTTGGTGTCTACGAGAAGGCGACCACGATGGGTCTCCTGTCCGTCAATGAATGCCGCGCTCGCGAAGGTCTGCCGCCGCGTGCTGGTGGCGATGAGTATCGCGTCTCGACGATGACCGAGAGCGATGCCGACAACAACGGCATCCCGGACAACCAAGAGTGAGTGATCTAGCCCGCTACAAGGCCGCGCTGAAGCGTGGCGAACGTCCCAGCACCAAGCTCACCAAGACCATCGCTGAGGCACCCACAGCCGCCACAGAACCGCGCACCATGCGGTTCGTGGTTAGCACCGCAGCAGTTGATCGCGACGGCGACACGGTCGCGGTGGGCGGTTGGCAGACTGCGAATTACGAGGCCAACCCGGTAGTCCTCTGGGGTCATGATCAGCACAGCCTGCCAATTGGCCGATGCATCAAGCTCGAAAACGATGGGTCACGCTTGATCGCGGTCGTCGAGTTTGTCCCTGCCGACATGCCCGTTGTGGGTGAGATGGCGGAGGCGGTCTATCGCATGTGCCGCGACGGATACCTCTGCGCGACCAGCGTCGGCTTCAAGCCGATTGATGCGGACCTCTCCGCGGACCGCGAGCTTGGCGTGGACTTCTCGTCACAGGAGCTTCTGGAGATCAGCGTGGTTGCGATCCCATCAAACCCGGAAGCATTGCTGACGCCAGACGCGATGGCAGTTGAGCAAGTCCGCGCTGCACCAGAAGCAACGACCAAAGACGCAGCTGCGAGCACTATCGCACGCGACCGTCGTGCGCGGACAGTGACGGTAATCTCGCTGACTAAATAGCCGTGTAACTCCTTACACGGAACAATTGTGCTCATGACTATCGCTGAACTTCGCCGGAAGCGCGCCGCACTTGTGGCGAACATGACGGCTATCACTGCAAAGGAAGCCGATCTCGGCGACGAATCTCTGCCGCAGGCTGACGTCGATGCGTTCGAGGCCCTGAAGACCTCCATCTCTGCTCTCGATGCGCGCATTGCCCGTCTCGAAGATGCCGATGCCGCCGCTGCTGCATCCACCGCTTCCGTCGACGACGATGAGACCGAGGACAAGTCGGCTCGCCAGTTCGTGGCGAAGAGCGTCTACGCCCAGCCGAAGCGCCATTTCGAACGCGCCAAGGGCATGGCCTTCACCCGCTACGTCGCTGGCATGCTCCGCGCCAAGCAGGTTGGTGGAGATCGTGCGGTCAAGGACATCGCTGAGATGACCGGCGACCACGAGATCGCGACCGCCGTGCAGAAGGCTCTGGCCACGACCGGCGCAACGACCGGCCAGACGCTGGTTCCTGTGGCCTTCTCCGCCGACTGGATTGAGCTGCTGCGTTCCCGCACCGTCCTGCGCAAGATCAACGCCATGAAGGTCGACCTGCCGAACGGCAACCTGTCGATCCCGCGCCTGACCGGCACGGCGACCACCAATTGGGGTCCGGCGGAAAATACCGCGATCACCGCATCTGACCCGTCCTTCGACGCGGTCAACCTGACCTCGAAGAAGAGCACCTCCTTCGTGCAGGCTTCCAACGAACTGATTTCCCGTTCGCCGATTGCTCTCGAAGCACTGCTGATGAATGACATGCTTGAGTCTGCCGCACGCGCGCAGGATCTGGCGTTCTTCGCCGGGTCTGGCACGGGTGGCGTTCCGCTGGGCATGTTCACGCTGTCGACCCGTCCGACCATCGCCCCCAACACGGTGGATGGTCTTGTCGCGACTGGCGCCACTGCGCTGGATGGCGCGATGGCCTACCTGCGCAAGATCGTCGGCACGGTCGAGGCAGGCAACAGCCGCATGATCGCACCGTTCTGGACCATGAACCCCGCGAACCTGCACTACCTCGCTCGTCTGCGCGACAGTGCTGGCGGTTTTCCGTTTGCCCTGACGCTCGACTCTGAGAACCCGACCCTACTCGGCTATCCGGTGTTCAAGAGCACTCAGCACGCGACGAACATCGCGAGCATCGTCGTATCCGGCACCGCTGGCTCCCGCCAGTATTTCGCCGATGCGGCTGACATCATCGTTGCCGATGAAGGCATCGTCGCGGTCGACATGAGCACGGAAGCCGGTAACGCGTTCGCCCAGAATGCCACCGTGTTCCGCCTCGTGCAGTTCCTCGACATCGGCTACCGTCACCCGGAGAGCGTTGGCGTGGGTGCTTCGAATGGTTGGACCCTCTAAGGTCCAAGCCGACTAAACAAAGCGGGGGAGGCAGCAATGCCTCCCCTTTTTGTTGTCTGGCTAAATACGTGCATGTCAGACAACATCATCATCGTCGAAATGCTGCGTGAAAGCGGCATCTATTCGAGCGGCACGTCCGTAACCGTCGTCTGGATCCCACGGCGATGA